CACTGGAAAGCGTTGCCGCCAGAATATAGATCATCACGCCGTCATAGCCAGTGAGCGCGACCGCAGCACTGGTCTGCGTGCTGTTGATCGTTGGTGCAGCAGTGAGACCGGAGTAGAATGTTCCGGTCTCCGATACAATATCTCTCATGTGTTTATCCTTTCACCGTCTATGCGTTAATTGCACTTCAACAGTCGAAATGACTCAGGGACTAGAACATCCCCACCAACGCGCATTCTGGCGATAAAGCCAATCAAGCCACTCGCGATGTAGAGTTCGTTGAGTTGCTGCATAGAAAGTGTGATACGGTCCACGATCATGTAATTTTTGAAATCCCCCACGCAGATCGGGTAAGCACCCGACGCTATCTCTGCGACATCCGGCATTTCGACGTAGGGCGAGTCGTAGATCATGCTTGGCAAATTTTGCCCCGCGAATGGTTGCCAAAGTGGACGATTCTGTGAATCTTTGAACAGTCGAATGGTGTTGAGCGTGCCACGGGTGAAGATGTAGGTCGCATTCGCGTCATAGTCGGCTTTCAGGTCCATTTTGACGTTCAGAACATCATCGGCGTTAATCTTGCCTGTTGCCGCGCCTGACTGCACGTACGCGATTACCGTTGTGGAATTGTTCTTCCCCGCAGAACCACCAGCAAAGCTCGTCGTCGCCTGTGTAGGGTAGTTAAAGATGCCCCGTGGCTTGCCGTTGCCATTACCGCTGATGAAGGCCGTACCTTCCGTCTTGGCAAATTGCAGCATCAAGCGCTCTTTAATCAGATCTTCCAGGTTGAACATGCTATCTTCCAAGTTCTGCTGAGAAACTTTCAGCAGACCACGCAGTTCATGGACCGGGATATTGATCATGGATGTGGTCGGGTCTTGCGAATTCTGGAAAGAGGATTGCTCACTCTGCCAGTAGGCGGTGGCATCGTTGGCGAGAGAAGGCATCTGCACTTTCTCACCTGATGTGGTCTGAATACGGCAGATCCCGCGCATCTTCGAGATCAACAGGCGGTACTCAAGTAATTCATTCAGGAAATCGGTAGCGGCGAAGAATCCACCAGTGGTCGCATCTCCTGCGTACAGCGCTTTCTGCTCTTGCGACATCTCGCCGTAAACAATCATGCTACGCTCTTGTGGAGTAAGCCGTTCAATACGCCCCTCACAGCGAATGGCTTTCATGAAAGCCCTGTGCTGATCCGAGCGCTCTCTCTTGCTGCCGTGCTTGCCGTCAAGTGGGGGACGCTGTGATGCAATCCGCTCTTGTTCGTGGGCAAGCTTCAACTTCTCGATGGTATCCATCTGTTCGTTGATTTTGGCATTGAGCGCATCAACTGCTGATTTATATTCAGCCGCCATGATGCCAGTCTTTGAGGTCAACTCTTCTAAACGAGATTTCTGCTCTTTGTCGGCATTCTCAACACGGCTTTGCATATCGTGAAAGAGCGTCTGCACCTCATTTTGGATATCGGTTAATGTTGGCATTTCATCCTCACATAAGTATGTCAGTAACGTTAAGTGGTGGTTCGTAACGCTTGTAGCATCTGGAGTGAGGTCGCAATCTCTTCTTCGTCCACGGTATCCAGCGTGTTGGATGAGCGTGAGACGCTAGCACGTGTACCGGCGTACGGGGTGCCACGATTTGATTTTCCTTCCTGGCGTCCGTCTGTGGGCGTTCCTGGGTCAGTGCCGTAGGCCGCCTCAGCACCTTGTAAGATAGATGCAAGGTCATCAGCCACTGTACGGATAGCTTTCATTTGCCTGGTCATAGCCTTCTTGTGTGTATCGGCCATACCGTGAAGTGTGTCAGCGTGATCGGAAAGAGCCTGCGCATTGGCACCGCTAAAAGTTCGTCCAGCCTTGGTATCCAAGGGTAGCGCTCGTTTCTCGGTTGGTGTCAGCTCGTCCAGACCTCCGAGTAGGGTGGTTACCTGATCGGCGGCGCTGTGGATCAGGCCCACATGCTCAGTAATGGCTTGCATGGCCTTTTCGGCGTTTTGGTGGAGAGTATCTACATGGGACTTGGTAGCAGATGAACTGTCATCGGCATAGAAGCCGCCGGTAGTCGCATCGGCAGCGAGCAATTCCTTGCGGGAGAGTCTTGCGCGGCGTGACATGTACCCGTAATTGGGGCGGCTATCATTGCCGTATTGCGCAAGATAGTCGGCTGAATACTGATTCTCTTCGAGATAGCCGGAAAGATCGTATTCCATTGCCTGCGTGACAAACTTGGACAGAACGATCCCCTTGAAATCATCGAGAGCTTTGGCAATATCTGTTTCCGGGTCGCTCCCATCCTTGAATGCATCAAACACGGCACAGGTGAGCGCACAGAGATACACATCTTGCCAATCCTCACACAAGTCCTCACCCATCTGCTCATTGAAATGGTCGCCCAAGTCTTTGCGCTCCCACTCACTACTTGCAGACTTGCCATCGTCACCTTTCCACGGAGGTACCAGTGGATCAGCATCAGCGTACTTCTTGTTTATGCGGGAGTAGAGGCGTTCTATTTTCTTCCTCATACCAGCAGTATCCCCACCTGCATCAGCGTTTCTCGCACCACTGAGAGCGCCTGCGACTGCTTTAACCCCACCAACACTGATATGTCCGTGTGTCCAGAAGGGGTAGCCGTAAGATCCTTTTAGGGTAGGATCACCATCAACACGCATGAAATACTTCCTAGCCACGGATGCGTTAACATTCCCATCAGCGTCAAGTGCCTGCTCCCATATCCATGCTTTTGCAGCAGAGCCATCCCAAGCCTCATCACGCGGACCAATAGTGCCTGAGGTGCTTCCACAGACAGACTTGTATTCGAGGTCCATGCTTTTCACTCCAACGAGCATTGTTTCATCGTTCATGGCGAACGTTACCGGGTCCACAGAGAAGAGGCGCAATTCAGACAACTCACGCACACCGGATTTGTCGTACTTCGCTCCACCTTGCATCACCTCGTAAATAATGGAAAATTGATCTGCCATACCAGATTTGGCAAGTGCGTAATATTCGCGTCCTCGCTGCGTGGCAAGGAGGATATCGCCCTGACATTTCAGCCCGTACGTATCCTCCTCCAAGTCATACCAACTGCCGATCTGCTCATCATCTTTGTGTTGCCAGAGCATCGGGATCAGATACTTTTTCCCTCGTGCTTTGGCACGCATCTTGCTGTTCTTGATGGTGCGGTCAAAAGACTTTGGCAGTATGCGATCATTGCCATCATCGACATTGTTGAAGACAGCTCCATAGGCTTCGATTCGTCCCACCTCTTGCCCGTCATCATTGGTGGTTACTCCCAAGTCCTTCACTTGGAAAGAGATGGTTTTGCTCTCTCTCTTCATCCGAGATGAACCTCCATAAATTCGCGGTAGGTATCCCGCGCTTGTCGCCTATGGCGTCGTGCTGAAAGATCAATAGATTTCTCTTGCTCTGTTTCGATATGCTCGACTACCGTGCATTGGCACTCCTCGCATTGCGGAGGGAGTAGAATACCAGATGGAAAGGGCTCACTAAGCTTTACCGTAATCCCTGCATTCGATGTGCAATCAGAACAGCAGTTCACGCCGAGTATCCACTCCACATGTGTGGTGCCACGCGCTTGCATCTCAGCAATGCGCTCTTCCACTGCATTGGCTTCTATCGGCTTGATAGCTTTCCTGCTCTGTTTGGTCTCCTGTTCATCCTCTACCGGCTGATCCTCATCGTTTTGCATGCTCTCCTGACGGGGTTGCTCAGGGGCATTGAATGGTTCAGCGCGTGGCATCGATGGCAGAGCAGGCGTTTGCAAGGACTGCTCTGCATAGCGATCAAGCTCCACTGCACGTACAAGCACGTTGCCAAAGCGGAAGACATCGCCTCCTGGCACTGGCGGCAATCCCTGCTGATCTCGTGCTTCATTGAGCGTGCAACTGCCCTGCATCCATGACTTATTGGCGCGATCTACTGCCGCGCTGAGCCTCGCCTGAATGGCTGTCTGAACGACCTCAACCGTGGTTTTGTCATAGTACAGGTAGGCACCTTTGAGGTCAGGATACATAGGCACAAGCCACATATTCCAGAGGGAATAGAGTTTATCAAGTGCGGGAAATATCGCCTCAGTGTAACTTGCAGCCTTTGCCTCTTCCATATTGTTGTAGGTAGTTGCAGAGGTGTCACCGATGAGTTGCGGGGCAATGTTGAAGATAGTGGCAATATTGGCGGCATTGTAGCGCATCGCCTCTAGCCAATCCATTTCGGATGGATTCGTAGAAGAAGGCACCCACTTGAAGCCACCGTCAAGTACAGGAACTTTGCCAGCATTGCGATACCCGGACATCTCCAGGTTGAGGGCTTCTTTCACCTTCTTGCGCGTATTGACATCAAGAATACCATCGAACACCCAGGCACCGGGCGGTTTTGCATAGTTTTGCAGGAGCGCTAAATTCCACTTCCGAGAGCTTGTCTGCATGTCGATGAGGATAGCCGCAAGTTCCACAGGAGACAGACCATATAGAGGGCTATCGGGTGCCCAAAAGCGCATGCGTCCGATGTTCTGTGGAGGAATGGGATTCTGGCCCTTGCTAAAGTCGGAGTACTCGAAGCCAACGATCCCAAGTTTCTTATCAGGAATGATTGAAACTTTATCTGGCTCTAATGCCCATAATTCATCAAGTGGGCTGCTACTCCCTTTGCGAATAGCATACTGGTAGGAGGTCCCTGCAATAAGGAGGTAGCCAAGCACGCCCTCACGGTACTCGACGCCTGTCTGCTCAAGGTTGGGACGGTCTAGCTTATCGAGAAGAGGATGCTGATCAATCGTTTTTTGCATCGTTCGATCAGTGTAGAGTTTAGGAGGGATTGCACTGCCATTAGTGGTGATATAGTTCACACACTTATATGTGGTTGGTTCTCCGCGATACCCCTCCGTGATGTAATTCTTATAATTGCGAGGCATGCTGACTGCCGTGGGAGTTGATGACATGATGGTCATACCGGCGAACGCTGGATTGACTTTACTTTCCTTGTCAAATGTACGCCACTCAGCAATGCGCTCTACATCTGTTGTGGCGAGGTAGGTGCGTCGCTCTTTACGATGACGGGGAATGTCGAGGGCTTGTACATAGGCACTGAGTTGAGAACGCTTCACACCGAGCGTGGAAGCGGCGTCATCTAGCGAGAGGAACTCTTGTGAGGTATTCGGTTGTGTCTGCTGTATGCGTACCACGAAAAAGGCTGCTCCTCTTGCGGAACAGCCTGGTCGCACATGCGTAGCGGCTTCATTATGATTGCTAGATCAATCATACCATAGAGTCATGCGGATATGCAAGCAAACGGACTACCCATTGTGCAAATCGCCCAAGAGGGCGGGCGTCACAACATAGATAGATTGCACATGCCCGCTCATCACTTGCTGGCGTTTCGCCTCTAATTCCTCCCATGTCGCGGTGTAGACAGTGCGGCACTCGCCAGCACGACACTTATATTCTATCCCCGCAACAGTCACGCTGAATTGCCAATGGTGACGAGGGCACATCACACGCTGATCAGTAGCCATATACACGCCTTTCGGATCAATATTCATTATCACTCATTTTGTAAACGCCTTCATTTCTGCGAGCGTGGCTTCATCAGTTCTCACGCGCACTGTTATGGTATAAGAATAGTAATCAGTTGGATAAAACTCAAAATGCAGCATATCGCCGCTCGCCCGAATAATATGCCCCTTAAATCGATTGTAGAAAGCGATAAATTGCCTCATTACACGCCCATAGGTGAAGTACCCACTATCGCCTATAAACCGACTCTCTTCGTGTAAAGAGCAGAGAGCCTGCCATTTGACTACCTCATCAATCATTCCATCCCCCTCTTGCTTCCATCCACGAAAAAGGATCAGATTGTATCTCCGCAAGTGTGGGCACTTGTTCGGATGGTTCGTCTTCACCAGAGAGCGGAATGAGTGGATTAGATAAGATATCACACATCATGGAGTGACAGTCCACCTGATCTTTTTTCTTTGACTTCGGGAATTTGAATATTTCAGGCTCAAGATCCATGAGATATGCCGCATTTGCAAGCCAGTACAAATCGCCTGCCTCCATCTTTACAGCGGCGACCCCCGCCCGTGTCACTTTGTCACGGAATGGCTTCCATGATCGGACGGGAACGCTCACTACATGCGTCACACGATAGACATTCGGCTCAATTTCTTCTTTCACTTCGTAGTTGCGCATCTGCTGTATGTAAGCTAACTGATAGGCCACTTGCTCTACCCAGAATGCCGACCACCGATAGGTTTCATATAACTTAATTGCCTGTTTCTGCTGGTCAGGATTATTAAAATGCCCACGGAGTTGGTGAAGGAGTAAACACTCATTCTCAGGAGTAATCGCCCACGTTTGGATTACAAAGAAATCAGCTTGCTCTTTTTCAGAAGTTGCCAGATCACAAACGGCTTCATTCCTGCACAACCGGATAGGAACAGACTTTCGATGTCCGTGTTTTGTGTGAAGAATGTAATAATCGCCCTCAATCTCGAAGTAGCGTTTCCATTCTTCTTTGAACGTCCCGCCTGAGGCAGGCACCGGCAATTGATCATACTGTGCAGAGTAGCCGAATGAGCCAAGTGATTTCTTGAGATCATCCAGTACAGGGGTAGGGAACTTTTCAGGCCAGAGCAACTCACCATCCCTCTTGCGGGGATCAGACCACCCGATAGAAGTCGTGCACCTACGAGATGAGTCGTATTCTTCAGGCAAGCAGAGATGTTCACAATTGCCCAATTTGAGCAGATGCCCACAGAGGTCCTCATCATAAATGCGCTGCCCTACCGTGATCATACCGCCGTGTTCTTGATCATTGAGACGCGAGGCCCATGTTTGAGCATACCAATCAAGCACCTTTTGCCGTTCAGTATCACCCTCCATCGGATCGTGAGGATCATCAATTACCAGGAAATCGCCTCTTTTGCCAATACCTCTAGATCCGACACTCACAGCAAGGCGATAGCCTTTGAGGTCGTTCTCGAAGAAGCCTTTGACATTCTGGTCGCCGCTCATATCGAACGTCGTCTGGTTCAGTTGAAACTCACGACCATAGCAGGCGTGATACCACTCACTCTCGATAAGATAGCGAGCATTGCGATTATCACGAATAGCGAGATCAAGCGAGGTAGAGGCACATAACCAGCGACTATGTGGATTGCGTGTCCATTCCCAAGCGGTGAGCATCTGCGAAATGATTGTGCTCTTACTATGTCCAGGGCTAATGTTAATTACGAGACGCTTGATCTGCCCTTCGGCAACGGCTTGCGCATGATCACAGAGGCAATCATGGAACCATGCCCACCGCAAAGGTTTGCCGGGTTCTAACACTTTCCAGGCCGTCTTAGCAAATGCACGGAATGATCTCCTGCACTCTTCTGCTTCAGCAGCATAGTACAGACGGTCTGCATCGCTCAGTTGCGACTTCGCCGCTTTCTTCACTGGCATGAGATCATGTTTCTCCTAGTTCTGCTTTCTGCCTCAAGGCTATCTGCTTCAGCGTGGCTAACTCACCATCAGTTAAGCCTTTTGTATTTATGGGGATGGTACCAGGGGCGTTAGTAGTATTCGTTATGTCGATCTGTGATTTATCACGATATTCCGGCATGAGCATTTTAGCTTGAAAGATGAGCAATGTATCTGAATACTTCCGCACTGTTCCGGCGTAATGCCCTAGCTGGTATACTTCCTCATCCCACCCATCAACAGCCCGCCTTTTGATTTCAGCCCTGAGCACATCTTTTGCATTTTCTTTAGCCAGATTAAAAGCAAGCGAGAAGTCCTGATCATGTTCGAGCCATTTATAGACAGTAGACCTGTCAATGCCAGCAGCGCGAGCGGACAGCATTACATTGGCATTCTCAGCAAAGGAGTCAAGGAAGAGTTCTTTCTTGCCTTTATTACGCGTGTTTTTTTTAGGTGTGGAATTTGTGTTGAGACGTTGTTCGCTCATGCTCTACTCACTATTCTCGTGTACTGATATGGATGTGCTCTCACGGTAAAGAAACAACCTGTAGCACCTGACTGTCCATTGGTGTCGGGCCTGTCGAGAGCGTTACCACGGGGTATACCTTGTAGAGTCCTGGCACCCCCAAATAGCCGGTGGAGAGATCAGCCACAGATGGTGTGAAATCCGCTTTGCCAGGGACCGTACTACTCCCCGTACCGGTAATAGTCCATGTGCCTGTACAGATATACAACTGATTATTGTTGTAGATGTCCTCCATATGCAGAGCGATATTGCTCCCTGATAGTCCAGTCAACGGAAACGCACCGCTATCCGTCGTGAATGTGTGATGCGACGGACGACCGTCCCCAGCACCGATTGGAGACCACATATATATCACTCCCTCGTTTTCCATGTTGCTTGATCGTTACGTGTCTGCCACTCCGCCTGATCATCACGTGCTTTCCAGATGGCACGTAGGTCGCGTGTAATCCACGTCACGTTGATCGCGTGCGATGGTGGCGTGATCGTCACGGGGAGCACGCTTCCGAACGTGCGCAATACGTAGGTTACTGGCATTAGCGAAATACCCCCCCGTAGCCGTTGCAGAGCACTTGATGATAGCCCGCATTCCAGTGTGCAAACACTCGCGTGCTAGAGAGCGCCGTGCTGTAGATTGCCGCCTCATCAATGATTCCATTCCAGAAGTCGCTTGAATCGTCATTGCCAATATAGGACACGCCGTAAGCGACGGTGTATGTGTGCGTCGTAGAGCCAATGGACACCCCATTAATATAGAGCTTTGCCGTTGTTCCGTCGTACGTCCCTACAAGATGATAGACGCCGTTTGCAACAAGCGTTCCACCCGTGATCAAGAAGTTTTGTCCGTCGCCAAGCGAAACAGTCCCGGCATTATAAACGAGCGATGTGGCATTTGACGCCCCGCCGGTGCTGGTTCCCATATGGAGCGGTACCGGGAAATTCGCAGGCAGCGAAGAGGGCATTTTGACCCATGCCTCAAGCGTCCAAGCCCCGGCAGAGGTTGGCAGGCTCGTCGTTGGAAGCGAGATATAGCCAGTCGTGCCGTTGAAGAGCATGGACGTGTCGGAGTCGGCAAAGATCAGCCCTGCTTGGCTGAGCGTCACACCACCATTCAGCGTGCCGTTATGCGCCTGAGAGCCGCTATCGACAATATTTGTACCCGACGACTCATTCAGCCGGTAATAGCGTATAGGGCTATCTGCAAGCACTGTGGACGAATAGTGCGACATCCTACACTCCCTTACTTGTAATCGATATCGATAGACAAATCATTTGCACCAATTGCGGTGGTATCAGCATCAGTAATGGCTCCTGTCGCCGCCCATGCGATCCCCGTGCCAAAGGTCACCCCAACTGGATACGCCCGAATCACCGTACTATTGCCTGGGACTTGCACCGTCGTAACCGGCGTATCCGTGCCCACAGTAGGTGAACTGGCCTTGTTATAAAATTTTACATAACGGGCAGAAGCGTTATTATTCGAGAGGCTATAGCCATAGAGCAATCCTGCTGAGCCTTTGAGCGAGGTCGCATTCGTTGATGCCGCTGACATGGTGTGACTGATGGTTGAGCCGCCCGTGGTCGTCGCCTGTGGCGTGATAAGCCAAGCCGTGGTATTGGCCGTGTTGCCCGGCTGAACCGTCCACGTGCCGCTCTGTGCAGCGTTGACCGTGAATGCGGTGTTGTCGGAAGCAATCGTCACGCGCTGCGAGCCGGCCCCTGTCGTGCCATTGCCCATGAGCGGCGTA